TGAAGTGAGCAGGATCATTAACGACTATTGGAACCCCAACGTATACAGGTCAGACCGATTATATGAAAAATGGGATGACATGTGGGGCGGTCGCATTCATTGCTGCATCAGGGCCGGGCTCGATCTTACCGCAGAACCTTCTGGAGGGGTGGTGGGCTTTCAAAAAAAAGATCTTAAGCGAATGTATCCGGGAGGTGTCCCGAAGTGGATCAGGGAGCCATGGGGGCATCAGAATGGGGTGTGGCGACCTATAATATGGGAAGAGATCGACCACGAAGATAGCTTGTGGCTATAAGGTCACCATCCACAATACAATAGCGAAAGGAGGGAGGGATGAAAGAGTGCCTGGTGTCGGAATTCAACAAGGCATACGCGGCCATAAAATCACCAAGTATGTCGTTAATGAAAGATTTTATAATCGGGGTGCTCTCAGAGACAGCGTTCCGATGGGCCGAGAGAAAAGAACTATTAACGGTCATCGAAATTATTAAAGAACAATGCTCATTGAGTGATGAGGCCATGAGGGGATTGAAATGCAAAAAATAACGCTGAAATATAGTTTCATCAGAAGGCAAACGTTCTTCGCGAGACACATTGGATTCGGGATTAAACTGGCATGGATCCCAAGAGAACTATCATCAATCGATCTGGACGCAAAAACAATCGAGATCCCCATGTGGATGGCAATCAAACAGAACCTGCAAGATTTCGAGGCAGGAGTGAAAAAGGAGTGATAAGATAATGTCTACTGTAAATTGTTATAAATGTGAATATCGTGGAACTATCCCTGGAAATACCCATTCGTACTGTAACCACCCCACTGTAAGCCAAGATCCCAATCCTTTTGGTGCCATAAAGGAGGAAAAACAAGATGCCGAGTAAATTCTTCATATGCAGAGACAAACAGCAAATTCTGATCGAGGACTGCCTGAAAATAAACGGATGCCGAATGGGGGAAAGGTGCGCGACAGTCCCATATCTCAAAGACGTCGCCTTCGATAGGGAGTTCAAAGGTGTGTCGCCATCAAGTGCCGGCAACGGAGCACGATATATCTACCTGAAGGCGATCACAGACTATGCGATTGATCCATATGACCGAACATGGGTGGAAATCGGTACCGCAGTCCATCGGAAGTTATCCGCGCTAAAGCTTGTCACCAACGTCCTTTCAGAGGAGAAACTATCCGACGAACAGATGGAGGGGATAGCAGATCTTCTTGAGATAGATGAATCGAACCCAAGATACCATATTTTAACTGATTATAAATGCACAGGAAGTTACAAGATCACAAAGTACTTGGGCATTACGCAAACGCAGGAACCGATTCTAAACGAAGATGGCACTCCGGTTTTGCTCAAATCCGGAAAAAACAAAGGCAAACCAAAAACCATATCGGTTTCCAAAACCGATCCGGAAAAAGCAGATCTGAAGAATGAGACATACCAGATTAATCGCTATCGTTGCTTTTTGGAAAATAGTGGTTTTCCAATCTCCAAAATGCGCATCCAGGCCATACCAAGGGACGGCGCCACATACATTGCAAAAAGTCGTGGAATAACAGAAAACCTGTATATCATTCCAATTAAGCGCCTTAATGATGTTGATGTTCTCTATTTCTACGCCGAGCTTCAACACCTTGTTAGTAAAGCGTTCGAAACAAAATGGGCGCCGCGGTGCACACCGGAAGAAAATTGGGAGGGACGCCGCTGCGAGAATTTCTGTGAAATCTCAGACGCTTGCAAGGAAATGGATAGAAAAGGGCACCCGATACAACCATAGGGAGGGAAAAATGTTCATAGCGCACAAAGACACCAGATACATAGGAGAGCAGCAAGTCATGGCGATAAGACCACCGGAATTCACGAACACATGGCATCCGATTGCACACTCGACACTTATCACGGCGCTCAACACAGTCATCGGTCAGGAAGGGATCGAGATCCTGAACAAACGATATTCCCTCAATACTTCAGGATCAAAAATGTTCGGCGTATGGGAATTGTCAGATAGCGAGAACCACGGCGTTTCCGGGATGCTTGGATTCAGAAACTCAACAGACAAGAGTTTTGCACTTGGATTATGCGCGGGCAGCGTGGTGTTCGTGTGCGATAACCTCGCATTTTCAGGAGAATTCATGGAGTTCAGGCGACACACAAGTGGGTTATCGGAAGAATACCTCCGGACCCAATTCGCCAACATATTCCCCAAAATGCTATGCAAAATCAACACGTTCATGGAATGGCATAATGGGCTCAAAAAGCACAATGTCACGGATGAGGATTTCAAATGCCTCACATACGATTTCATGACATCGAAAATACTTGTTCCAAGCAAATTCAGTTCTTTTCTTGATGCATACGAAAAAGAAGGACCTGGTAATTTGTTTAGCGTTCATGGTGCGGTGACAAGGATGCTGAGAGAAAATCCTCTCGGCACAGTGGCCAACCGCACAGCCGTTCTCAACAGCAGGTTGACGCAATTCATGATTGCAAAGAATTATATTGCCGTCCCTGGTTCAACCGATGTTATCATCGATGGCCACGTTGTCAAACAATATGAGTTCGAGGATATTTTCCAGGAACCAATTGGGATTACGTCATGGATCGAAAACGAATAGTGAGGTAAATCATGGACACAGAAAGAGCATTGCAGTTATTGGAGTCTTTCAAGAATGGGATTGATCGCAATCCAGGGCCAGGCCTTACCGCCATTCTTGAATATCAGGACATCATCGGAAGATCCAATTACCAGGACATCATGGATTTCGAAGATGATTTGGACACCCAGGAAGAGAAAAAACACTTCATCTGGGTCAACTTCACGGCTCTCGCGCATGAAACAGCGCTCGATATTCTGCGAAAAACAGTGCTGCGTCGATGGGTAGAAAAGGAGGCAGAAGCGTTGGAGGTGCAATGCGAGAAGGCATGGGGACAACAACGGGAAGCCGAAACAAAACTGCGAGAGGAGGAAGCAAGGTTACAAGGATACAAGAAGGCGATTTTCAAAAGGATAAGAAAAATAGAAGACGAAAAGGAAAAATTATCGAGACGTCTTTCAACAACACAACAAGAAGTGGTAAAAGAAAGAAAGAAAAACAAATTCCTGACAGTGGTGAACCAGACATATTTCAAAAAGGCGGGTGATCTTGCAAAGATAAGAGCACTTTTAGCGCAATAAAAGGAGAAAGTAATGGAGCGGACAAAAATCCAGTACAGGTTTGTTGAAAAAAATCGGATTGAGGTAGTTGGATTCACCAACGCAAGCACACTCGCGAAAATCGCAGAATTGTTTGGGTTGGGAGTAGCAGGGGCATATGTAGAAGGCAAACCCTACTATCGCCTGATCAGTACACAACCGTGCGTCATTATCACATCCGATAAGATTATTTACCTGTGCCCAGGGCAAAAGTACTCAAGGCAAGAATTTGGGATGATAGTCTCGTCGATGAAAGAGTCCGGATGCAGGCTGCAGCGTCTGATCAAAGAAAGCAAAAAAGCCGCAACAAGAACACTCGAAATCTAATTGCAAATTGAAATACTAGACAGTACAGAAAAAACACAACAAGAAGAATTAGTTGAAGACTTAATTCAAATAATAACTGTTTTTAGTTGTAGATTGCAAGGAAGAAGAGCTAATAGAACTAGAAAAATGATTGACGAATTAATTAAGGATGGAGGATAATTATGGACCCTGTTGGAGTTATAGAAATATTAAAAAGAGTTTTTACATTTGGAGATGCCTCGAACACCCATTTGGATATTGTGAGGTATTTAAATGGAGCTAGGATTAAAGAAGCTACGTATTCAAAATGGGGCAGAAACGCATTCCAACCACCCATATGGCATGAAGAGGGTAAAGTAACGAAGACAAAATGCTAAGTGGGGGTAGCCAATGGAACCAGAAGACCTGATTTTATGTCCGTTCTGCGGAGAGCGCGAGGCATTAAAGCCGGTGGAGTTAGATACATGCCGCGGGGAATCGTGGAAAGCCATCAAGTGCCTGTCTTGTGGAGCGCAGGGGCCTATGTCCAAAAATGGGTTAGAAGCCAATAGTCTATGGCAAGGGCGGTATAACGCATAGGAGAGGAGGGATTATGGAACCAGCAGGGAAAGAACCGGAATGGATAGACGACGAGGAAACCGAACGCCTGAAAGCCCTGCACTTGGAAATGTCCATACCGGACTACCGGGAACGAAAAAGACACCTGGAATGGGAGATTGAGTTGGTTCGGTAAGGGAAGGCATAGTGTGGAGCAATTAAACCTACTGTCAGGCAAAACAAAGACCGACATTGCCATTGCCTTCATTCGGGAGCATGAGCCGGAGGAAGGTTTAAGTGAGAGAGAATGGATATGTCCTAGTTGTAGTAATGTAGTTAATAGAGATAAAAATGCTAGTTTAAATTTAAGAGATACTGAAAAATATAAAGTAGCCTGAAATATTCAATAAATACCGAACGTTAATCGGGAATTTAAGCCTTTGGAGTGTTAAACAAACTTTAGTAGTATTAGCAATAATACAAAAAAGAACACTATGAATAAGGAATGAAACATATAAGTTATAAAATTTATAACTTCTTATAAGTTTTCAGTAACGGTCAGGTGAGCTAAACATTACCACGAAAAAATCGCCCTGAACCAGTCGTGGTTAATGACTGGTTCAGGGCGAGGGTTTCGGAAACCCTCGCCCCATGCTCGCCGAGAATCAAGCGAGATGCCTACCCAAAAGGGAGGTAGAGGCCTCGAGAAAGCTGAGGCAAACCGATGACAGCCGGGAAAGACCGGCACGATTCACAATATCGACGCTCATTTCTTCTCAGCATCCGGAACAACGGGTATCGTGCCAGTACCCTTTTTTGCCTCAACATCAGACGGCACAGTTTTTGCAACGAGACTCTTTTTTATCTCAGCCTCAATAACAGAAATTTGTTCCCCGGTGATACCGGGCAGCGTCCTCTTGACAATCAGTTTCCTGATCTCACCACTGAAGAACTCAGACTGTACAGCTTCTTCGGCCTCTACTGCGTCTTTGATGCTGAGAATAAGTCTTTCAGCGTTAAACTTCTTTTCATGAGTAATGGCCATATCATTAAACGATGCTCCCATCCCCTGCCATTCCATCCAATACTTCATGCATAGAAGTCGCGTCTCAATTTCAGAATCAACTTTCTCAGACAGCGAAGTATTTAAAAACCGGAATGTTTCCTTCAGGGAATCCCCGCTACGCCTTTCTTTTGATTTCGCAATCTCGCGAAGAGCACTGAGATTCGCCATGCCATACATTTCGTCACTCTTCTTTTCCCAGAATTTCAAGATCGCGCTTATGGAATCGAGTACCTTGGATTCGAGCCAAGCAGGGCGAGCCCCTTCCGAATCAAATTCAAGTATCCTCGTAGGCCCCACTTCAACAGCAGAATTATCCCCACCATCTCCAAGGGGTTCTTTCGGTAGAGCCAGCATAGGAAAAGCAGCGTTTGTAATAATTTCATCGGCGGAACTCGCATCTCTGATAAGCGAAGCATCAATCAAGGAAATATCGGCAACATCAGATACGCTATGGAAAACATTCCTGACATCCTGGCCATTCGCAAACCAGGCAAATGGAATTTTTCCCAATGTATTTGCCCCTGTTTTCTCAAGAAATGGCTCTTCAGAAGTGTCTTTTGGGATAACCCAAACCTCCCATTCCTGCAGATCCCAGATCCGGACAGAACCATCATCTTCAAAAAGCTTCAAGTAAACGAGAGCTGGCCTGTTCGTTGTAGGGTCCCGCTTATATGCCCAATCCAAAATATGCAATGGGGAATAATATGCGAGATATGGGTATACTCCATTTGCTATTTCCTCCGCAACCGTTTCGAAAGGCCCACTTGCCTTATCGACAAATATCCCACAATGTCCGTAGATACTCGCCCACCGTCTTTTCAAACTCCAGAAATTGCTCCAATTAGTTCCGAATAAGTCGCAATCGTTAACGAACATCTTCCACGATGCATCCTTGTTCAGCGAACCATACTCCTCGATGAAAGGAGCCTCTCTCAGAAAATCCGACATAACGTCGACTATTCTCTTGGTATAATTAAAACCAAACGCCGCCGCTTTTCTTGCCCGGAAATTTACCGGGTCAGCCTCGAACTGCCTCAGCACCCCCCAATCAACAAGCGCCTTGGCGCCCTTATATGCCGCCTCGTAAAATTCCCAGTCGCCTTTTTTCTTGTCATAAAGCTCGTTTGTGCTCAACAATTCTTCCCTGTTCATGACGCTCCCTCCTCATTTATATTTTTCTTGTTTGCGGACCTTGAACCTTTTCTCTGTTAATCTATAACGCACTGCGTCATATTCGTGATTTTCTGATGAACCTGAAATATCCTCAACGTTCCGTATATCTCTCGGCAAAGTCGGAACAGTCCGGATGAATTGCCGACAATTCGAAAACACAAACAGACCAGGCCCTTCATTCGGAATCTTTTTTGAGTTTGAAAGAAAGCTCTGTAACCGTTGCAGCCCCTGCACCCGGCTGCCAGGCCTCTTGTCGGCTTTCGTCCACGTCACTCCATTCTTTTTCATATCAACCGCTATGCACATACCGTTCACTTTATCATAGATGGATGAATCAGCGGCGCCCGGATGAATCGTATTGTTTCCAATAATGCTTCTCAGACCTTTCGACTTCTCTATCTTATTTATTTCTATGGCAATATCTGAAGCCAGCATCATACACCCTTCGTCCGGGTTCCCGTTCCACCCATAGCTCTCATGAATAAGAAAAAGACTGCCGGCCGGAAATGTGCGCTTACTTCCATCCGAAAGCGTTACTTCCGAACCATCGCTCTCAGCCCACCAGCAAACAGCAAATGGTTTTGCGGAACCCCAGTCGAATGACCGGTCGACATAAAATGTTTTCGGTATTTCGAATGGAGTTAAAACTTGACGGGGTTCATCCCAGAAATCTTCAAGCGGACCACCCGATGCGACATTCCAATCACCAAACAACCAGGCTTTCCGCTTGTTTCTATCCTTTATGGATTCGAGTCTCTTAATATATTCCGGATCAGCTGCAAGCAAGGCCTTGTTTTCATAAATACTGCCATGGATGCGCACACGCTGCTCATCCTGTGGGCTCGTGATGATTACTCCGGCCGGCGCCGGATCGATGAAATAAGATTTGACCCAAGATCTGCCCACGCCCCATGGGTTTGTTGTCGATCGGTATTTCCTCGGCACACCGGGATGACTTGACCTGCAGCACGCTTTCATGTCCTCATAGCATTTATTGTCTGGCCAACCGGTCAACTCCTCCCAGGCTATAAACGGGAGCTCGTGCCCATGGAAATTCCAGTAATCGGATGGATTATCCATATGCCTAAGCAGGAGCTCTTCTCCATCCGGCCATCTCCACTGATATTTTGCTTCGTTGTACTTCGCTCCGGGAAAGATCTGATAAAACCAATGCTTTGTTCTTTGGATGATGTCGTCAAGCTGTTTATATGTTCTCCTGAATATGACGCCACGCCAGGCCCTGCCATAACCGACGCCGACATCTTGCGCGAAATCAATGAGAAGGGAATCAGTCTTCTGGCATCCCCTTGTCCCCTCATACAGCACCTCATAGACGGGACATGACAGATAGACTGTTTGGCTTCCTTCTTGTGGTTCCCATATAATCTTTTTTTCTGTTGGATCAGGCATGATGAAGCCCTTGTTCTATCCTAACGTTAGATTCACCCAATTGTTTTTGCTGCGCCTTTGCTTGTATTGCCCAGCCTGCGACATCCGTGGCCCTTCCCGGTACAACCATTACACCAAAATCACCGGAAAGTTCCACTTCCTTCTTATCGCCATATCCCCTATCTTTAAGGAGCGTCTTGCATGCATAAATGATGCACGCGGAATCGTTTGCCTTAATATTCTCAAGTAGTTTACTTTCTACGAAGTCTTTTTTTTCTTCACAGATTTCATCAAAGATAGCTTTGAATTCTGGATAGTTATCTCTCCAATGGTTGACCGTGACACGCCTTATTCCGACGGCCTTGCATGTATCAGCAATATTGAAACTATAATCGATAAAGTTCTTAAGCCACAAGTCTTGTTTCTCTTTTGTTTTTTCCAAAATCATTTTGTGGGCTTTTTCAAGAGCGGAGCCTATTTCATTATCTTCGATTTGCACCCAGGGCACCTTTTCTTTCCGAATTTCCGTAAGGGCGCCCTTGAATTCCGCATCTTCTTTTTTCCACTTATGAAAAAGAGGGACGGACACATCCGCTCGTTTTGCAGATATAACCATCCCATCGCCACTATCCTTGTAATTTTGGATAACTGCCTGTTTCAATTCGGCTTCGAGTTCGGGAGCTAAGGCGATGCTTGGTGTGTATTTTGCGAAGAATCTTTCGCCGGTAAGAGTTGATTTGAATTTTTGCTTTTCTTCTTTTCTTTGCTCTTTCAGGTCATGCGCGGCCTTTTTTGCGGCTACCCTTTTTCGTTTCTTCTCTTCTCTTGCCTGTTTGTTCTTAAGGTACTTTGCTGCTTTTTCTCTCCGCTCGATATTCCACTTCATCCTTACGCCAAGCGTCTGGTCACGCTCTTTCTTCCTGGCCGCATCCCCGATACCTTTGAGCCGATAATATTCAGCCCTGAAGGCCTGGTCTTTACCCGTCCACCCCGTCAAGGTCCCATATGCAATCTCCATTGTGTCGCACGTAGGTTTCATGCGGTATTCGTGCTCGACATACTTCAGAAGAAATTCCTTTTTTTGTTTCACTGTTGCAGCATAACCGCTGAAAAAAATCGCTTCGGGCTCCTTACCTGATGACATATCTGCCATACTATTTCTCCTTTTTATTAATAAATAATCGCGAACAACCATTTTTTACTTGACATCATAAGATTTAATTATAATACTTTGCAAGCATAAAAATAAGTTATGCGTAAACAGAGTAGGTAATCTCTAATAAGCGAGGTAGCTATGCCGTGGAAATTAGATGACAACAAAAACGTAGTGATGCAGGGTGAAAATCCAGTATTCGTTCACCCGGATGGAAGAGAAGAGCCATTTAACGGGGATTCGGTACTCATCAGATTAGGTGAGTTGAAAAATGAATCCAAGGATCGAAGGCAGAAATATTCCGATTTAAAGAAAAAAGTACAGCCGCTTCTCGATTCCGAATATGCCGAAGACCTTGATGGATTTTTGAGTAAAGCACGTGAGTCCATCGAACTCGTAAAGAATTACAAAGAAAAAGGAGATCCCACGGCGACTGAAATAGACAAGATCAAAGAAGGGGTTGCCGAATTATTCGAGCGTCGAATCCAAGACAAAGAAAAAGCGCATTTAAGGGAGCTCGAAACAAGAAACAATGTAATCACCGAAAAAACAAAACAGTTGCATCGGATGCTTATCAAGAGCGAATTCGACAGAAGCGATTTCCTGAAAGAAAAAACCCATTTGATACCTGAAATGGCCTATGACACATTTGGTAAGCAATTCATCATCGAAGAATCAGATGGGAAAGACCCGAAAGTATTCGCCTTGGATGACACTGGAGAAAAGATCTTTTCATTGCAGGGATCAAAGTATGCCGACCCACAAGAGGCCATAGAGATCCTGGTTCGCGCACATGTTCAGCGAGACAAAATATTAAAATCATCTTCTGGTGGTTCCGGAGCACAAGGTGGGTCCGGCTCCAAACAATTCACCGGAACAACAATTGACGCTTCAGATTCGCAAGCGGCTTCCAATAACCTTGAGAAGATCGCCAGAGGAGAGGTTGTCGTTACACGATAAACATAGCAGATAAGTTCATGTTTCATACCTCATTGGTTTTATGGCGAAAAACGTAAACCTATTCATTAAGGAGGCATGGACATGGCCATATCAAACACACTTAACGCTATTCTCCCGAAAATTCTCGCAAGAGGATTACTGTCACTTCGTTCACGAGTCCTCATGACTCGCCTTGTCAATCTCGACTATGCCATGGAGGCCGCGAAAAAGGGCTCCACTATTGACGTACCCGTGACCGCGGAACTTACCGCAACAGATGTAACACCGGCCCCGTACCCCGCAGCACCTGAAAACCTCACCATTCCGACCGTACAAATCTCACTCAGCAACTGGCAGAAAGTCAGCTTTGGTCTTACTGACAAAGAGCTTGGGGAGATCGATGCCAGAAAAGACTTTATTCCTTTGGAAATGAGCGCAGCATTTGAAGCACTTGCCGTAGCCATTAATACTTCCGTATTCGCGGAGTATCCTGGTGTTTACGGTTATGTCGGCACGGCCGGGACAACTCCGTTCGGTGCCGGTGTAGAAATCCATTCTGCTACAAACGCAAGGAAAATTCTCAACCTGCAGCGTGCCCCTCGTGGCAATCGTAAAGCCGTCCTGGACTTCGATGCTGAGGCTTATGCCCTTGCACTCTCGCAGTTCTCCGACGCGGAGAAAGTGGGAAGCTCTGATGTGAAAACATCTGGAGAGATTGGCACGAAATTCGGAATCGCCTGGAATGCGGATGACGGCGTACCGACGCACACCGCCGGGACCGGCGCCTCGATAGCCACGGATACCGCAGAGTATGCGATTGGTGTAAAAACCATCGTCCTTCAGGCAACGGGAACGGGCACCGTGAGGGTCGGAGACGTTTTCACCATCGCCGGTGATGATCAGAATTATGTTGCCACGGGAGCACTCGGTACCATCAGCGGTCAAACGCTCCTTTTCGAACCTGGTCTGAAGGTTGCGATCGGAGCAGCGAATACCGCCATTACACTGAAGGCGACCCATGTTGTCAACCTGGCTTTCCATCGTGATGCCTTCGCTCTTGCGATGAGGGCACCTGACGAGGCATTGAAGGAAGTCTTTACACCGGATAACAGCTTCACCATGCAGGACTCGTTTTCCGGTCTGATCATGCGGCTCGAAGTGATTCGGATGTACAAACAAGTCATGTGGGAACTCGACTGCTTGTGGGGAACAAAATTGATTCGGCCTGAGTACGCTGTCCGGATCGCAGGATAACATGGCAAAATGATCGAAAGCCACATGGTCTTCATGACATGTGGCACAATCTTAAAAATGGAGGTTTTTATTATGAATACGAAAAAACAGTCGATCAAGCTGACAGTGCTCAGTGTCCTTGCTGCCGTGTTTATGCTTTTCGCCGTTCCGATATCGGCGAACGCGGCGGGGGTGCTGTATGGAACAAATGTCCCTACTGCTGATGCTACGGCAAATAATACGGTCGCAGATGTAATCGGAAACAAGACGGATGCCGCGGCTGCCGACGCCGTTAGCACCACGGAAAGCCTCATGGCCTACATGAAGCAGTGCGTAACTGCTGATTTGGCCGATAACATTCTCATCGACTCTCTTATTGCTGCGGAGTT